ATGTGGCGTATTTATGGCGTTATCGTGGCGTGTTAATCAACCTCTTATTATTGTAAAATATAATTATAAAAACAAGGGAGGTTTGAGATATGCAGTATGGTAATCCGTATTTTGCACAACCATTTCAACAAATACAGCCGTATCAAGATAGATTAGCACAATTACAGAATAGTTATCAGCAGGCAATGCCATACGGACAGGCACAGATTCAGCAGCCAATACAACAAATGCCACAAGTACCACAAATCCCCATGTTGCAAGGACAGATGGTTGATGGCATTGATACTGTAAAGGCAAAAGATGTAGATATGTCCGGAAATCCTGTTTATTATCCAAAAACAGATGGAACAGAAATATATAGAAAACAATTACAGGCAGATGGAAGAAGTAGAATTTTTGTTTATCGACTTATAAATCCGGAAGAACAACAGCAACCAAAGGCAGAAGAAAAACCGATTGACATAGAAGCTATGTTTAATCAGCTTCGGAACGATGTTTGCTCTGAGATTTCCGAAATAAAGAGTATGTTCCCGACACAAATGTCGGTAACACCGGAATCAAAGCAGAATGGAGGTAAACAGAGATGATGAATCCAATGCAACTTATGCAAATGATACGTGGTGGAGGGAATCCTCAACAAGCCATAATCAATATGATGAAACGACAAGCGGGGAATAATCCTGTAATTGACAACGCAATTAATATGATGGAAAAAGGTGATAATGCAGGAATTGAAAAGCTTGCAAGAAATCTTTGCCAAGAAAAAGGAATTAATCCTGATGATATGTTATCGCAGGTTAAGAATCAGTTTGGAATAAAATAAATTCGCTACAATAATTAAAAGAGCCGCGGTCTTTTGATTTTGTATAAATTACAAAAATCAATAAGGAGGTAATCACTATGATGAATGGTGGATTATCAGCAAGCGATGTCGCTGTATTAAGCGGCTCTAATAACCGTGCCGATGAAGGCTATGGCTTTGGCGGTGGCTGGGCATGGTGGATTATTATATTGCTCATCTTCGGCTGGGGCGGTTTCGGCGGCTTTGGCGGCTGGGGAGGCAATGGTGGAAACGGTACAAATGGTGCAGGTTTCCAAGGATGGGCAACCAGAGCGGATATCAATGAGAGCTTTGCTCTGAACGATATTCAGAATGGTATTAGAGGTATTCAGCAGGGTATCTGCGATAGCACATATGCTCTCAACAATACCATGCAGAGTGGATTTAATGGCATGAATGTTGGAATGCTCCAAGGCTTCAATGGAATTCAGCAGGCTATTAACGCTGATACTGTAGCAAACATGCAGAACACAAATGCATTACAGTCTCAATTAGCAAATTGTTGCTGTGAAACAAGAGAAGCTATCCAGGGTATCAACTATAACCTGGCTACCAACACTTGTGCTCTCCAGAACACAATGAACAACAACACCAGAGACCTTCTGGAAAATCAGAATAGCAACACAAGAGCAATCCTTGATTTCTTGACGAATGATAAGATTGCAACATTACAGGCAGAGAATTCTGATCTGAAACGTGCTGCTTCCCAGGATCGCCAGTCCGCGCTGATTGTAACTGAAATGAATGCACAGACGCAGCGATTAATCAATTCAATCAACCCGGCTCCGATTCCTGCATTCCAGGTTCCGGCTCCATATGCGTACGCAGGATGCAACGGATATGGAAACAGTTGTTGCTAAGTAACTCACCCTTAGAGGTTGACTAATTCTAAGAGGTGGGTTGCGGCTCACCTCTTATTGATTGAGAGGTAAAAAATATGGCATGTAAGAATGTTTGTAAGCTCTGTAATCACCTTGTGCTGTCTACTGCAATTGCATTCACAGGTGGAAATCTTGTGGTTACTATCCCGGAAGGAAGCTACAATAATGGAGAAAAATACTGCATTGTTTTAGCACAGTCCATTCCAAATACAACCACAATTACCGCCCCAGTAATGATTCAGATAGGAACAGGAACAACTTTATATCCGTTGGAGAATCGTTGTTGTGCACAGGTTACGGCATGCGGCGTAAGAACCAGAACAAAATATGCAACCAGAGTTGCAACAAGCGCTACTGGTGGAGCGTTCAAAATGTTAGGAAATCCGGCATGTAGTCCGAACAACAATCTGACTGCAATCAATGGTACAGCACCAACAGCAGAAAATGTTGTACAGGCTGTGAAGAGGGGAGGTATCGTGAATGCATAAGACAGCAATGGAAATGGGAAAATGGGCTATGGAAAAAGCCAAAACACATGGCTTCGATAATCTCAGTTCTCAAGATTGGGACGATTTGAAAGATTGCATGGAATCCGTAAAGTGCGCGATTTGTGCAGATAAAGATTACAGAATCGTAGAAGCTATGGACGAATGCGAACAGGAAGAAAAGTATCTTGGACGCATGGGCTATGACCGTTACCGCTATTCAAATGGGCGTTTCGCTCCAAAAGGTAGGGGAACCAGAAAAGGCTATAGACCGTATCTGTATATGCAGGATGATGACTGGATGGATGAGTATTTAAACAATCCAGAATTTGAGCGCAATATGTACCGCATGGGATATCATCCAGAGCGTAGTGATATGGAAAATGATGGTATGAATATGAATTGGAAGAAGTCCAGATACGGAGAATCTTATGATAAATACGATGAAAACCGTAGACACTATCATGATTCCAAAGACGCTGAATCAAAGAGAAAAATGGATGATTCCATGAAAGAATACACTTCCGATATTATCCGTAATCTTACGGAAATGTGGTCGGATGCAGATGCAACGCTCAGACAGCAGATGAAAACTGACCTGACCAGACTTGTACAGCAGATGAACTAGAGCAATAAATGAATTAAGTCCTTGTCGCAAATTAATGCGGCAGGGGCTTTTTTCGTAGAAAGGATGGTGAGAAACCATGCTGAAACAATTCTATATGAACGGGGACTTATGGAGAGTTCACTTTGTTTCTCCCCATGATAATGTTTTGATTGACCGTACAGGGCAGAGGACACTTGCTGTATCTGATTACTCTACAATGACAATTTCGATTGCGAACAACCTACATGGCGAACTTCTAAATCGTGTATTTATCCATGAATTAGGTCATTGCGTGATGTTCAGCTACGGTCTATTAACAGAACTTCACCGCATGGTTAAGAAACGATATTGGGTGGACGCAGAGGAATTTGTATGCAATATTCTGTCCGACTATGGACAGTTTGTTATTGGCACAGCCAGAGATATTTTAGGAAACCAATTCACATATGTTTCTCCTGTTGGAATGGAAAGGGTGATTGCATGAGAGTATTAAGATTTATTGTAAATAATCAAAGAATTTATCCAGATCCCAAGTGTGATTTCTCTGGACTGGTAAAGGGCACGACTGGATATCTTAAAGCATTGTTTATCTTTTCACCAGAGTGGAACGGATGTAAAACAGCTGCTTCATTTTGGAGAATGGAAAGAGAATATCCAGTAATACTGAAAAACAATCAATGTGAAATTCCGCCAGAAGCCCTTACTTGGGATTGCTTTTTTGTATCTGTCACTGGCGTAAAAGATAACGGAAAATACATTATAACCACTGGTAAAACTAAAGTATCACAGAGGGGGTAGAACATGGCAACAGCACTTGATTTACTTATGAGCACAAAAGAAGATGTTAATTTGCTTTCTGAAGAATCCGATATATGCACAATTGACGCTAAGACAAGGGCTATTTTCGTGCCCTCTACAATCGTAGTTGGTGGGGTACAATCTGACAAGAATGCAGAACGTATTAAATTTTCATGTCCCAAAATTGTAGGAGATAATCTTGATTTATCCAAATTTTCAGTCAGAATTAACTTTGAAAACGTAAGCAGTGTGGATTTTAATGTTTCTATCAAAGACCAATACATTTGTGATGATGTAGCTGTAGATGGCGAAAATGTAACTTTTTCTTGGTTGATTGGAAGAAATGCAGCAAGGTATATGGGAACGGTACGTTTTATTGTTTGTGCTGTTAAAACGGATTCCGATTCAAATATTAGTGTTGAATGGAATACCGCAATAGCGGAAGTACCAGTGCTAGAGGGTATCGAGATTGATCAACCACAGATAGGCGAGCAAGAAAAAGATATTATAAATCAGCTTTTGGAGCTTACTAAAAACACATCTGCGGAAGCTGTTCAAAATGTAAATTCCGCAAAAGAACAAGCTATTAAGGACATCCAGAGTGTATCACAGCCAGACACTACATTGACTATAGAAGGTGGGCTTGCAGAAGCAAAAGCAACGGGAGAAGCTATTGGTTCGCTAAAGGAAGATATAGAGTATTTTAAAGATGATGTTACCAAAGCATTTAACGTGACGGAAAATCTATATAACCCACATTCATTTACAAATACAAAGGGTATAGCATTAACTATTGCTGATGGTACAGAGTACGCAGATTCTACAACAGTAAATGCAATTACAACTGGATATTTTGACACAAATGAGGGGGATGTATGGAGGTTTTATAGATGGAATACAGCCAAGGATAATATATATGAGTTGGAAGTAAGAGTGCATTGGTTTGATGAAAATGGAAAGTATATAAACGGTGCAATTATAACTGGTGATGTAACAGCACCTAAAAATGCAAGACGTTTACGTTTTACAGAAAAATTTACATCCCTATATCCAACATTAGATGTTATGGTTACTAAAAATTATTCTTTTGGTTTAAATGACTATGTTCCGTATGGCATCAAACAATTAAAAGAATCATTCTTGCCAAAAAAAACATATGAACTAGCACAAAGGAGCGGAACACTTCATAGGAATGAATCATGGGTATTGGAAAATAATAATATTATGGCAAGAAAGGTGTTTGTTTTAAGTGGAATTGTAAGCTCATTTTTAACACTTGAAATGGGGCATGGTACAAAAACAAATTCTCCATCAAGTTGGGTGGTTGTGGATAATGAAAATATCACGGTATACTCAACACCTACCAATAAAGTAACACTTGCGCACGGGTTATCTATTAAGAATACAATTCAGCTTATAATTGAAGTAGGCGCAAACTATAAGGCAAAAATTACATTATTATCTAATGGAGAAAAATACAATACAGAGCAAGATTGGGACGGAAACATTGGAAATATTTTTGTAAATAGTGTTAATACAGAATTAGTAAATTGCGCCGTATCTTGGACTTGCAAAAATTATTCATCAAAAATATGGGCATATGGAGATAGCTATTTCGGCATGACAAATAAGGCACGTTGGATTGCTCAGTTGTTAAGTAATGGATATGGTACAGATATGTTAATTGACGGTTATCCAGGTAGAGGTTCTGATGATGCATATAATTCATTACAAACTACATTAAAACATGGCAAACCCAAATATATATTATGGGCTATGGGTATGAGTAACCCCGATAATGAATCATCTGTTAATAAAAACTGGAATAATAGATTTAATGATGTAAAGAAGCTGTGTGAAGAAAATGATATAACACTTATCGGATGTACAATTCCGAATACACCAACACAGTTTAATAGCTACAAAAATAACGTTGTTAGAAATGCAGGAATTAAATATATAGATTTCGCAAAATCAGTGGGTGCTGAACACAAGGGAGATTCGTGGTATGACGGTATGCTGTCGAGTGATAATGTGCACCCTACTGAAAAAGGCGCTATGACATTATATTTACAAGCGCTAGCAGATTTTCCAGAATTGGCTAGCGTTTAACCAAAGAGGGCTTTAGTTAAGCAACCAAATTTAAGAAAGAGAGGAAATATGAGAGGATTAGTCCGTCAAAAGCAAAAAGTATATTGGTCACGAATAACAGAAAAAACAGAAGGATTAGACCGTATTAAAGTTTATGAGAAACCAGTTCTATACTCTTTTTCTGTATCATCTACAGCCGGAACGCCAGAAGAAATCGCAGCCGGAATAGTACCGGATTATGATAGGTATATTACAAGCTTTAATCGAAATTTCCATCCACAGGAAGCAGATATATTTTGGATAGACAGAATCCCACAAATAAGAGAGGGCGGAAGCCTTATTTTAAATGAAAATGGAGAGCCCACAGTATTGCCAGACTACACTCTAAAGAAGATTTTAGACACACAAAAAGGCAATATTGCCAGATACGGAATTTCTAAGAGAGGGAATGAAGATGGGTAAAACAATAAAGTGTACCTTATCTCAGAAATCAATCCAAAAAGCTATTGATGAATTAAAAAATTATCAAAAATCTTTAAGGAGCAAAAATGAAATCTTCATAAAAAGATTATGTGAATTAGGGATTCCAGTTATTGACCAAAATATTTTAGCAGCACAAGGTGATTCTGATAAGAACCACAATATTTACATCAAAATTAACAGTTTTGGTAATTATGCAGAAGCCCATTTAATATGTGAAGGAATAGACCTTTTGTTTATAGAGTTCGGTGCAGGTATTCACTACAATGGTGCAGCTGGTTCTAGCCCACATCCAAAAGGTGAAGAATTTGGTTATACAATCGGTTCTTACGGACAGGGAAAAGGAAAAAACGATTCCTGGGTATATGTTTCTGATTCTGGAGAATGGGTACGTTCTTACGGTACAGAAGCCACAATGCCAATGTATAAAGCAAGCGTAGAAATCATTCAGAATATCCGCAAAATTGCCAAAGAGGTATTCTCTTCTTAAAGAAGATACCATAATATACTGAATGATACTAACCAATTATGTTATGATTACAGTGTTAAATTGTAGCATAACATGCAATGCGTTCACCATAAAGGTGAGTGCATTTTTTTATTGTGAGGTGACAGATATGCCGGACACAATAGAATCTCCTGTATTGGAAGTTTTTTCAAGGTGGGGAGCGGCTGTTTCTAAGATTACCGGCGCAGACAATTATTCCATGGATGGGAGCGAGACAAATGCTTCCGGCAAAAAAGCATATGCACAGCTTTATATGCTCGGGAATCCAATTACAAGAGGTGACCTTGAAGGGGATGAATGCGCAACAATGCCATCATTTCAAGTAAATTGCTTCACCTCTGGGAGCAAAGCACTAACCAGAGTGTATGAATTAGATAAGATAAGTCACAAAGCTATGGTGAGCATGGGGTTCCATCGCACATACGGACCGGAGCCTATGTTTTTTGGTGACAGTGGAATCAAAAAGCTTGTGAGCCGATACAGCCGAATATATACAGGAACTTTATTAGATTAGGAGCAGAAATGCTTCTATTTTTTTATCCAAAAATATGAAAGGAGAATGCCGAATGAAAGCAGATAAATTACTTTGGCTGAAAGCAGCAGGAATTAGAGCTGTAAAAACAGTCGCACAAACAGCAATAGCAACCATCGGAACCGCAACTGTAATTGGCAGTGTTGACTGGAAAATGGTTTTATCCGCGTCTTTACTTTCCGGCTTTTTATCACTGCTTACATCTGTAGCAGGATTACCAGAACTGAAAACAGACAAAGAAGAGTAGAAAGGCGGTGATCCGCTATCTCCCGGCACAGGGTTACGTGCATAAAGCTTAAATTAAAGAAAGGGGCCTATTAAAATGACAGATTTAACAACACTTGGCGTAACTTTCCACTATGCCGTAGAAACAGAGAAAGGAACAAAGCCAACTACATTTACTCAATTAAAAAGATGTAGCTCAATTGGTGGAATAAGTCTTGACACTGAACAGATTGATGTTTCCGCATTGGAAGATTACTTCACGCAATATGCGGCAGGAAGGCAGGATACTGGTGGCTCATGGGAAGTTACTTTTAACATGAACGCCGACGTTATAACCGCAATCGAAAAACTTTTTAAAGACTCTAAAGATGCAAAAGCTAAAAGTCTTTCAACCTGGTTCGAAGTTGCGTTCCCAGATCTCGAAAAAGCATTTTTCATTGTTGCTGAACCAGGACGAGCAATTCCGCTTCCGGAAATCGGTCAAAATGAAGCTGCGACCATCCCGATATCATTAATCATAAATGATTACAAAGGACTCGATACAAAGGTTGTAACTACATCAGAATTATAAAAAATAATGGGAGGATTATAAAATGGTAACTTTTAATGTACATGGAAAAGAATATAAGGTTGTATTCGGATACGGACTTCTTACAAAAACAGATGTGCTGGACAAGGTACAGGGGATTACAGATGGAAAAGAGAGAAGCCTTCAGAAGATGATTTCTCTTCTTCCAGAACTGCTTCTTGCCGGACTTCAAAAGAAGCACAAGGAAGAGTTTGGGTATGAAAGTGATTCTGAAAAAGAAGCTGTTCTTGATAAAGTCTGTGACCTTTTGGATGATTACGAAGATGAAGGAACCGAGGAAAATCCTAAAAGCGGATTTGATTTATACCAACTTCTTGATAAAGAATTGGAGAAAAATGGTTTTTTATCCGGTCTGCTGAATGCAGTAGCAGAAGCACAGGCAGTGGAGAAGAATGCAACGAAGATTCCACAGGATCACAAAAAGAAAAATTAACTTTTCGAGAAGCTGTTTACCAAGAGATTCTTCCTTTATACCTCTCTATTGGTGTATCTAAAGAAGAATTTATGGATTCTACGCCAGCTGAATTAAAACCTTATCTAGAAGCTGAAAAGATACGCCAAAAAAGGAAAGACACTGAACTCTGGCAAGCTGGCATTTATGAAACATCAGCCACATTCACAGCTGTTGCAAATGCTTTAATGGGGAAAAAATCCAAAGCAGAGTATTTGAAGAAACCTTTACTGGAATCAGAAGAGGAAGAAAAGCGTAAACAGGAGGGCATACTTTCCGAAGAAGAAAAGAAAAAACAGAGAAACGCACTTTTGGCAAGCTTGCAACTCATGCAGGCGAACTTTGAGCTTAACCATGAAAAGGGCAGGCAGGATGAATAAGTCTTGTCTGCCCTTTATTTTTTTGTAAAAAAAGGAGGGATAAATAAAATGGCTGACAATACCATTGATACCCTTGATATACAAATTAGCAGTAGTACAGAAAAAGCAGTACGTGCACTGACTAATCTTTCAAATAAACTCACAAAAGTAAATTCCGCATTAAGCGGAGTAAATACAAACGGACTGCGTAGCTATGCAAGGGAACTTGGGAATGTTACGTCTGCCTTTAATTCTCTAGGCAATGTTCGTACTTCTGGGCTTGATAGTGCTATTTCAAAATTAAACACACTTAGTAAAATCAACCTTAGCAATCTTCAGAATCAAAAGATTAGTATTGATTTGGATATCAAGGGTGGAGATCAAACACAAAAACTGCAATACGCCATTGATAAAACAGTACGTGATATTAAAATTGACACCTCTTCCATTTCAAAGCAATTGATTGAAGCCTTTAACTTAAAAGGCGGTGCTGCTTCAAAAGTTCGATCTCAAATGAACGAACTTGCAAAAGAAATGGCACAGTCTTTTGATGGGAAAGAAATCTCTGGAAATGTTGGAAGCATTGTTGAAGAAATTGGAAATACGATTCTTAAAAGCGGAAGTGTAGTAAAAGCCAATCTTGGAAGCTACTTAGATGGAGCAGAACAAGAATGGATTGATTTCAATAATTACTTCAAAAACAAGAAAATCTATGTTTCCGATATGCTAAAAGCCGACCTTGGTAAAGGCGAATTTTCTGAGATTCTGAAAAACAATCTGAATAAGGTTGTTACAGATGCAACCAAAGGCATTACACTTGACAAATCCTGGCAAGAATTAGCAGATAGATTCCCAACTCTTGTACCAAGAGATACTATAAATGCAGCAGATCAGCTGATTACCATACTTGAAAATATCAAAAAAGTTAGAGAATCAATAAAGCCAGTATCAATAGAATCGCTTTATGGAGAAAACGCTTCAAAAGCATCGGACAAAGTATGGGGAATGGCTGTCGATTCCACTCAGCAGCTCGCTGAACAGGTAAAAACAAGACTTAATGACGCATTAAAAGGTACGGACGGTCAGCTCCGTATTGATGTAAAAATCAATACGGATAAGATAACAATGGATATTCAGAAGGCAATCAATAAAGTTGCTGAACTGAAATATAACGCTGTAAAAGTCACTCTGGATGTAGATACTACAGGAATTAAAGATGCAGTTACCGGAAAACTTAAAGAAATTGATGCAGGGCAAATGACAAGCATTGCTGATGGAATTGGAAAATTCTCAAATTCCATAAAGACAATGGGCGGAGTAGATTATAAAGGTTCTGGTCTGAATGCAGTTATCAACTCAATCAACAGGCTTAGCCAGGTTGATGTTAGTGGATTTGATTCTGGAAAACTCGGAGAAATAATCCATAAATTAAGCAATTTGACAGAGATTCCAGATGTATCTTCCGGTGTTAATCGCTTTGTCAATTCAATGGCTAGATTAGCCAATTCCGGTGAATATATTGCGAATGTATCCGCTGAATTACCTGCATTGGGAAGTAGCTTGAAATTTATCACAGAAAGCTTTATTGGTGTTGATGGAATTTCAGATTCCGTAAATAGGTTTGTTCAGTCAATTGCACAATTGGCAAGTGCTGGCGGTAAAATTTCTCAATCTTCTGGACAACTTGGAACACTAGCAAATGAAGTATTGTCATTCTTCAATGTAATGAAAACCGCACCAAAAATCAACGAAAACACAGTAAGAATGACAGAAGCTTTGGCACAGTTAGCTACTGCAAGTGGGAAAATAAATAAAGCCACAAATTCTATTACGAATTCATTTTCGAGATTATCAAATGCCGCAAATGGACTTGGAAATGCAGGAAGAAAATTATCTTCCATGATTGGCTCTGCAAGCTCTGCACTAGCTAATTTTGGAAATACCGCAACTGTAACCACAAGAAAGACTGGCTCATTAACTTCACAGCTTGCTAGTTTATATGCAAAATTTTTTACTGTGACAAGAGGAATTAAAGCACTTTGGAATTCTGTAAAGTCCGCATCTGATTATGTTGAAACATTGAACTATTTCAATTCTGCATTCGAACAAGTTACAGACGGATTGGACGTGAGCAAGTGGCAGAATGCAGGAGTAAAATCCGCAGAGGAATATGTGGGTTCTTTTGAAAAACGTGCAAAAGAACTGACAAAAAAAATGACTGGATTTGAAGTATCAGATGCAGGTGATCTGACTAGAACAAAAGGCACGAGCCTTGGACTTGATCCAAACCAAACGATGAACTATCAAGCTACTTATGCACAGATGGCATCATCAATGGGGGCAACAGCAGATGCATCAACCAAGGTTTCACAAGCTTTAACAGAAATCGGAGCAGACCTTGCTTCTGTAAAAAATCTTGAATTCAACGATGTTTGGAATGATATGGCTTCTGGCATAGCCGGAATGAGCAGAGCACTTGATAAATATGGTATTAATATCCGTGTAGCAAATTTACAACAGGAACTTTATAACCTTGGAATTGACGCTACTGTATCAAGTCTAAGCCAATCGGACAAGGCTATTCTGAGAACTATAACAATCTTGAATAGTTCAAAGTATGCATGGGGTGACCTGGCTAATACGATAAATCAGCCGGCAAACCAATTAAGATTACTGCAATCTAATTTTTCAGCACTTTCAAGAACTATCGGTTCATTATTCATTCCAATTA